ATGTGGGGGCGGGGGTTTGGTTTGGCAAAGATGAGAGGTATTAACTACTCTCACTCCATCCGCATCCTAGAAATAGAAAACCGAAATCCAGAATAGAAATTGGAAGATTGGAATAGAAAAACGCATAAAAAATGCAGAGTTTTCTAGCTTTTCACCATTGCATAAATTAAAATCTGACTTGCTGGATGCTGCAAGTGGTATATTGTACTACTTTTTTTGATTTTAGTTTAACATGCATTTACAAATAAAGTAAACGTTGCAAGTTTTAAAATCTGGATTGGATTGGATGAAGTAAACATATAAACATACATATACAATATACATATATATACGTGATGCAAAACGTATAAAGGAAGAAAAAAAAGTCTGATTTTAACTAGGATTTTCTAGCAATTGCTGGCTTGTTTGTTTTTCATGCATCGAAAATTTTTTAACGTTGGATTTTTAACTTGTATTTTCTGGATGCTGCAACATATATTTTCACCAGTTCAAAACTGGCAATACTCAAAGTTATAACTTTCTCTTGACTTTAAACTTCAAAAAGTTAATATATAGCTGTCAATGAGTACAGAAGCCGCTTTTAGTAGCTTAATAGTTGAGAACGCAATTCAAAACTGGCAATTCTAGAAAGTTCACAATCACAAGCTGTTGCATGTAGTTTATACGTAGAGACTACGAGAAGATGCAAGGCAATTAACAGTATAATGCAAGGCTCACTGGTAGTATATACCAATCCAAATACAAAATTGGATGCTTGCAAGTTGTATAAAGTGTATAATAAAAATTGCATAAGGTTGCAATTATATGCATGTATAAAGGCTTGTAGGATTTGTTCCTGGTGAAAATCCAGGCTTGAGAAGTCTAGTAGGTTTTTTATTCTGTACGTTTATTTTTGTAGTTGAGATTTTAACCTTTTAACTTGTAATTTCACAATCATGAAAAAAACTAGCAATGGATGGCAGGCTGTAATTGAGACTGCAAAAAATAACTATTTCATAGAGATGAAAAAAATCTGAAGATGAAAACGAACACGAGAAGCATATTCAGAAGGTGATTTTATTCGAGATTGGACTTGTAGAGACTGTAAAAAATCAACGTTTAAACGTGTACTAGACATATTTAGACTACACAATAACATTAATACTTATGAATTTATGGACTATTAATTAATCCAGCATCTCAACTACAAAAACAAACGTACAGAAGTCTGATTAATACCAGTTGTAAACTTGCTTTAACCTTTAATCAAACAATCACATGAAACAAACTACATATACAATCCAATTAGGATTGAACGACAAGGATGAGAAAATCCAGTTAATACCTAATGAAACAGCTAAGGAATTAGTTAAAAAAGAATGCATCAAATATTTTGGTGGTGCATCAATCCAATTAATAGAATGAGTGTATACTCATGAAGATTGAACTGTAATAACTGAAAATACAGTCAGCATGTATATAATCACAGACAAGCCAATCAATGACTTTGTAGCAAATATAAAAGAAAAGTTTAACCAAGAAAGTGTAGCGGTTGCAAAGGCAATCGAAGAAATTGAGTTTATGTAATCCTAACTTGCAACTGGTATTAATCAGGCTTTTAAACCTGAATTTTATTTACCTTTCACAATCACATGAAAGACAAGAAATTAATTGCAATGCTAGAAAGCATCTTACTATGAGACTTTTCAGATGCATTGCAAAACAATGTAGCACATTGTTTGAGTGTTTACAAATGATGCAAAACCCCAGAAGAATTTGAAGTATTCTACGAACAATTCGAAGGATTAATTAATATTTGTAGACTTTACACAATGTAGTTTTAACCTTTAAAAAACAATCAGACATGAAAAAAGACACTACTCGAAAGGTTTGAGATTTCACAGTTGTGAACTCTCGAGAACCGCATCTAGAAAAATCAACAATTTTTCACAAGTGAGACTATGTAGCATCCTGAACTTACAGGTGGATTAATAGAACCTGGCAACGTTATGACTATGAAGTCAGCTTGAGAAATGCATATGAAAACATGATGAGAAAAATGAACTGGTATAATTATGAATTTATGAAGGCTTGACTTGAAGGAATAAACAAAATCCTGAATAAAATGCATGATTATAAATGGAGTAATCGAAGTTGTGAACTCTAAAATTCTAATCCTATTGCTAGTAAAAAGCTAGCAATGGAAATTAGGATTTTGAAGGCCAACGAAATCCTAATTCTGAAGAGTACTGACTTATGCAATTCAGGGAAATTCAGAAGGCACTTTTTAACCAAAGCCGACTATGAAGAATTGCAAGTTGCAAGTAGGTTAAATTCTCAATCCTAACTGGTGAAATCCATCCACAAATTACCAGTTAGGAATTGAGTATTTGAATACTCAATTTTACTAACCTTTTTATTTTATTTTTCACAATCATCATGAAAAAAGATGAAATCCTAGAACTCATCAGATGACTTGCTAGAAGTCAGGGATGCTGGTGAAGGCTTTTGAGAGACATTTCAGAAATGGATGCTGAAAGCCAAAAGAAATTCTGGAAGTATTTAGAAAATCAGAATTTCAAATCAGGATTGGATTGTATACTCTTCCTAGAGTGAAATCCATAATCCAGAACTACAAAAACAAATCCAACAAAAACCTTTTTAACCTTTATTAATTTACAATCATGAAAAACTTACAACATTACCTTTTAGAAAGGAATTACCTTTATGGTATGTGCCAGATGACAGGTTATATGCCAGAAAATGAAGACTTGTTTTACAAGTTAGATTGAGACAACATTAAAGAGCAATTTCAGAAATTAAAAGATTTATGGAAAGAAGACAAGAAAAGCTTTATTAAAGGCTACAAATTTATTACTGAATTAGAGATGTTTATAAATTGGAAATGATGGATGTATAATGAATACCCAGACTTAACAGATGAAAAAAACAATAGTACAACATTTGGGAAAGTATGGGAAAAGATGCATGACTTCAATTGTAGTAAATTTGACTATAACACAGAAGAATGAAAATACTATTTTCAGACTATTGATTAATTTACATCCTAACCTTTAGAAAACATGGAACGAGAGACTTTAGAAGATTGAAATCTTTTTAAAGATTTAGGAACAACCTGACTTGTAATAAAGCCAGATTGAACCTGTATAATTAACTACCTATGAGAGCATGGGGAATATAATCAAATAGTATTTGACAAGGCAATAACAGATGATTATTGCTTGGAAAATAAGAAGAAAATTCTGGAAGAAAAAGAAGAGCAATTCTTCGAGCTAATCCATACTTTTAACCTTTAATCAATCACAATCATGGAACTAGAAAAAATATACCATTGAGAAACCAATGAAGAATTAAAAACATTAGGTACAATGCTACAAGAAATTGTAGAGAATGAAGACAAATGGTACTCTTTATATGAGTTTTTAGAAGAAGCAACTGAAGAAGAAAGAAAAGAAGTTAAAAACAAACTAGTAGATGCTGACTATAAACAATTTTATGAATATATGGATGCATATACATTTGTAAATGAAGAAGAAGTCAACTGTGCTGTTGTTGAATATTTTGAGAAAGTAAACAATAGACCAGTATGTATGTGAGAAATGTGAGACTTGTCAGATGAAGCGGATGATTATATAAGTAATAGAAATCTGAAGCTAGATGATGACTGAAATATTTTACCTTACTAACCTTACACAATCATGACAAGAAAAGAAATGATTGAGTTTTTATTAACTCCTAACAAGGCTTTTAAAAGCTTTTGTGAACCTAATGAGTTCAACAGACTTATGAAAGAAGCAAGAGCCAGTCGAGAAGCCAAAACTGATGAAGAGCTTACTAAAGCTTATAATGAGCTTATGAGTATAGCAAAACTTATTTAACCTTTAACCAATTAACAATCATGAGTACAAGAGCAACAGTTTATATTCATTGATGAAACGATGAATTAGACATTAAATTATACCATCATCGAGATGGGTATGTAGAGTATTTAGGAGTAGAGCTTGAGAAAGCTTTAGAGAAATGGAGAAAATGAGTAAACAGAATGCTGAAATGAAAATGATGGAACAATTCTACTTTAATCCAATGTATTGCAAATATTGGATGATTTGAGCAAGCACGACCTTGCCATTGAGATGCCGAATACATTTATTATGTGAACTATGGAATAAATGACAGAAAAGCATGGTATGATTTACGATGCCAATCTGGATGAGATTATGGAGAAGACAAGATTAAGCTGAATAGAAAGGTATTATTATGCAACAATTGAGACAAGAGAAATAAAAAGCTGAACTGGAAACAAGCTGAAAAGGATTTGTGAAATACATGCAAATTCGTGAAAGGCTATTTAGATGATTAACCAAAACAACAATGACTATACAACAACTAATTAATAAACTTCAAAAGGTTGAAGACAAAAATGCAAAAATCAGAATGAAATACCGAGATTGAACATTTAACAATCGAGCAGATGTAAAACATTGCTACTTAAATGTAGACAGCTTTTATATTTTAACCAATGATTAAAATGTCAATGTGAGTATGTCCCTATTGCTGAAAGATGCAATTAGATTATGGACATTTACAATTAGAAAACGAAAGTATGTGCTTCCCACGAACTTGTGGGAACTGTTGAGCGGAAGGATTAGAGTGGTATACTTTTGAGTATGATGACCAAGAGCTTATTACTGAATGAAACCCAACAAAAAAAGTTTTAGATGCTAACGAAGAAAAATGACAGTAAAAGAATTTATAAAGAGACTTCAGAGAATAGATGATTGAAAATACAAATATGAACTGGAGTTTACTTACAATAACCAAAAGCTTGACCGAAGCTATATATGGACTAGTTGAAATACTATTGCCATAGAACTTTATTTACCTAATCAAAAAGAGAATGACTAGAGAAGACTTTGTTTATGCATTAGAAAATGCAGGATTAATCAATTGTGTTAGAGATGAAAAAAACAGCATTGATGTTGAAGCTACTATTAATAGTAGAGATTTTGAAACATGATGCCGAAGTCCACATGGGGAATGGCTTTCATGCAAGACTATATATAACATTCTAGATGATTGGGATGTTTTTAATTAGAAAAACAGGACAATAAAGTCCTGTCTTCCCTAACCTTTAGTTTCACAATCACAATGAAACTATTTGACTTATAACTTTATTTCATTAAAATGCAAGAGATTTACATCCTAACCTTAACAAAATGACTATTAAAAGAAAGTTGTCAGAACCGCAGATTTTTGAATTAAGAGACCATAGAGACAATACAGCATGAGAACTGGTGAAATGCTATTCAATTGCACAACTGTCTTATATGGATGGTATTGATGAGAAGACTGTGAAACACAGCAACAGGTATTTACCTGTGAGAGTAGACAGTGGACCAGCTTTATATAGGTATAAGAATTGAGAGAACAGTAAACCATACAGGATTATGTATATTAGATTAGATGAGATTAGAGCTTTATATAAGAGAAGAACCTGAAATACACTAGCCATAGAGCTGTGAAAATAAAAAAGGAATAAGGTAAAATTGAGTAATCATCCTAGAGCAATCTAGGATTTTATTTTCTTGTTTTACTTTCTAACCTATATTACCATGAAAATCACTAACCAAATTCTAGGAGAATGGAAACAATATTTAATCAATAGAGACTATTCTCAAAACACTTTACAAAACTATTTAACAGACACTAGATGATTTTTTGACTTTATTAGTACAGATGGAAATATAAACACAGAAGAAATAACACTGAAATGAGTTGAAGATTGGAAGAGCTATTTAAGAGAAGAAAAAACACCACGTAATTCAATTTACTATTCGGTTAAACCTAATCTTTCACCAGCCACAATCCAAACTAAACTAACAGCTTTGAAATCTTTTCTAAAGTTTATTAACTATATGTATGATGAAGGATTGGATTATAGGAAAATAGAACAAAAAAGAATAAAATCTGACTATATTCAATGCATAACTGAAGATGAATTTCATATGCTGATGAGCTACATCTGAAGCTATGAAAAATACAGGATTAACTCACTACGTATGCAGCTACTATGCAACATAGGTTATACTAGTGGATTGAGACTTTCAGAAATGCTTGGATTGAAAGTAGATGATGTTCTAGATTGAGAAACAAGAATAACAGGGAAATGAAACAAAACTAGATGGGTATTCTTTACCAATTCTAGCAAGGAACTTCTAAACCAATATTTAGAAGAAAGGAATAACCCTATTCCACGAACATGAATAGTGGAAAAACCTTCAGATTTTGTTTTTATTTCTCATAATTCAGGCTATGATTACTGAAATCCTATTACTAAACAAACAGTATGTGAAAGGATTAAGAAGTATTCAGATGGCTTAAATTTAGGAAAAAGAATAACAGTACATTCATTGAGACATTCTTATGCTACAAGGCTATTAGAAAGCTGAATGAATATTAAGGAAATCCAGGAATTACTAGGTCATACAGACATCCAGACAACTCAAACTTATTTGCATGTTCTGAAATCTAATCTTAGGAGTAAGGTAGATTTGGTATTTGCATAGTTGTGAACTGGAAATAAAAAATCTCTTGACTTTGTATTCCATTTTCTTATAAACTTAAATGTAATGATGTAATCGATGGTGCAGTGGAGTTAGAACCTAACTAGCATGGGTGTGTAGCTTAGCTGGTAGAGCAGGTCCCTCTTAAGGACAAGGTCGTGGGTTCGAACCCCACCACTCGTAATGAAGTTTAATACTGAAATACGAAAGTCGATTACATAACGTAGTCGGCTTTTTTCTTTGCTGTCTAACAGAGAACTCGAAGTCGACTGTGTTCATTACATTTAGGCTATAAAGACATGGTGGACACAGCAAGAGTAGATTTAATAAGCTGTGGTTGGTATGAGGAAATAAAGGGTTTTCCATGTACCTATAGCCACCTCAAACAACTCGGCTTATTAAGTTTACTCTTTTTGTTTACTTAAATTTTATAAGCCGCATCATTTATTTTATTAACCAGTGAACTTTATGGAAGCAGTAGATTGAAGTATAATCACTAGTGAAGAATGATGTATGGTAGAAAATACATTATTCACTTATAGTGAAGATGAAAAAGAAGAACAAAAAATAAACAAAATGAATGCTGATTTAATTCTAAATCCGCAATTCATACCTGTAAATCCTAGAATGCTACAGAAATATTCTTTAATAGAAACCACAGTATTCTGATTTATGTCTTTCTTCTTGTCTAGCAATGAAAAATTCTATTGCACTAACGAACAATTAGCAAAGATGCTTAACACATCCGAAAAAACAATTTCGTTAGCAATCAAAAAACTAAATGAAGACTGACTTATTGAGCTTACATACAGGATGAAGGCTAGCTGATGAAAAACTAGATTTATAAGATTAGCCGACATTACAAAATGTAATGTAGCTACATTACAAAATGTAATCTCTGACTTTACAAAATGTAATGAAATAGAGAATAAGAAAATAGAGAATAAGAAAGAAAATATATTAAAAGAAAGAAAGAGTATTCCTAGTGTGAGTGAACTAGTGGATGAGTATGAGAAGAATGAAGTGTTAGTGAAAAAGTTATGAGACACTTCTCTAGTTAGAGAACGAGCTGAATACAAACAAAGCAAGAAAGACAGAGCATACAAAACTACTAGTGGATTTATACAGCAATTGAGTGTGTGTATAGAGACTGTGAGATTTAACTCTCCTAGATGAGACACATCCACTAGATTTAGATTTGCACTCAATCAGGCTATGGAAAGACAATGGAAGTCAATGTACTGGACCGACCAGACAGAGAATGAATACCAGGCCTGGAAAAAAACTTTAACCCTAACCTTATAACAATGAACCAAAATTTAATTGAACGAGCTAACGTTTACCCAAACTTCAAGGATTGTTCCATTCAAACATTCAACGAACAAGACAAAGAAGAGAAGGCTAACTCAAAAATCATGCCAATGTCTAGAGCTAATCTAGATTGGTGTGAGAAGCTTCAAGAAGAGCATCCATATGGAATTTACTTCTCTGTAAATCCAATGGAAAGCGGAAAAAGAAATAAAGAAAGTGTGGTAAAAATCCAAACGTGGATTTGCGACATTGACACAGGAACTAAAGATGAGCAATTAGATTTGATTGGTAATGCACCACTTCTACCATCACTAGTAGTAGAAAGTGTACATGGCTTCCATCTTTACTACCTAGCTAAAGATGAGCTAACAGAAGAACAATTCACAAACTGAAACCGATGACTGAAGAACTACTACAATTGAGATGCTAAAGTATGTAGCGACACAGCAAGAGTGTTAAGAATACCTGGCTTCTACCATCAGAAATGAGAAAAGGTAATGGTAGAGTATAGAGCTGACTTGAGTAGTAAGGAATACTATACAGTAGAACAGGTGTATGAAGCATTCCCAAATCAGTCAGACACAACTCCAGGAAGAGTTAAACAAAGGGAACAACTAAACGTACATATGAATGACAATGACAGCTTCCGAACAAAAGCATGAGAGCTTGACAGTAAGATGATGCTAGAAGAGTTGAGTGGAACAAGTCGAGTGTGAAATGATTTGATTTCATTCAAACGTAATTCCAGCGGTACAGAACAGATTTATTGTAATGGGAAGTCTACTGGATGCTGGATTGACAGGAACTGACTAATAGGTTCATCTGACAAATGATGACCTACACGAATACAATGGCTAAAGTGGTATTGACTAGTGGATTGGAAAGAGCTAGCAAGCTACTTGAAGAGAAGCCATCCAGAATTAGAAGAGAAGAAGACAGTAAAGCTGAATATAGAAGAGTTAATATACAATCCTACAGAAGTACCAAAGTTAGTAAAGCCAGATTTCACTTGGTGAAACAAATGACTGGATGATGCACTTGGTAAGATGAAGAAGGGACAGTTAATAATCCTATTGTGAGAGACATGAGCCTGAAAGACAACATTTGCAACATTTGCAGCAAGAAAAAATCCATGATGTTGCTACTTCGTACTAGAAGACAGTGTAGAGAATATAGCCATGCGTTATGCAATGAAGAGAGCCTGAATAACTAGAGAAGAGTATAACGAAGGAACATGGTGAGAAGAGAAGGAGAAGTTATACGAACAAGAATACCGCAACTTCAGGAATAAAGACATACAGATGCTGAATGTGGGACATAAAATAACAGTTGAGACATTAATAGCTTCGATGGAAGAAATGAATGAGAAGTGAACTAGCTTATTCTTCATAGACAATCTTGGATTTATTGTGGGTAATTGAGACAGTGAAGCATCACAAACAGCTGACATAAGTTCAAAATTATTGAGCTTTTGCATCCAGAAGAATGTGTGTGTTGTACTATTGCACCACTTTAAGAAGAAGAATTGACCACTAGACAGAAGAGACATTTCTCAAATGAGATGAAGTGGTAAACTATGAGATGATGCATTTATGGTTGTGGAGTACATAAGAGATGATGATGAAACCTTTTTAAAAGTTTACAAAGACAGAACATGGGGAGAATTAAAGCAATACGAAATCGCCTTCGACAGAGGAGACTTCCTATACAAAGGAGTATACATCTAGACAGGTGTGTGGTGGTTAAGAAGAATACATACACCATCGGAAAAAAGTATGTAGCCAGCTTCTATGTGGATTGAGAACTTATGGCAACACAGCCAGTAAACAATCCAGAAGAAATAGACCGAAAGTATTTTAACCTTTAATCATAATTAAATGAAACCAGAAACATTAAAGAAGGTTGAGCTTCTACGTGAGATTACAAGGCAGAACAGAATATTGCAGCTTCGTATGAAGTACAATAAATGCCATCACGAACAAGTTAAACAATGTCTGATGAGACAAATACAAAACTTACAAAAACAAAAATAACCTTTTAGCTTCTAATCAAAAGAACAATGAAAAATCCAAACATTAAGCAAGTCTGAAACAAAGTCTTGCACAGATGCTATTGAGACCACTTCTACAGATTTGAAGAAGAGTGGGACCATGAGAAAGGCTACTACCACATCTACATTAACAAAGAAGAAGTAGAGCGATGTCCCCTGAATGCATCTGAAGAAGAAGTAAGAGACAGATTTCATGAGCTTTTAGAAGAGCATGGAATAGAATGGACTTCAGATGAAGACATGTATGTTCGAAAGGAACTTAAGTAATTTATTTATTAATCATTAATCACAATGAAAACATCACAATTATTATTAATCCAGGCTAGCCTTAAGGCACCTAAAAATCAAAAGAATGCTTTTGGTGGGTACAACTATAGAAGTTGTGAAGACATACTAGAAGCAGTTAAACCATTACTTTACGAGACAAACACAACTCTAACTATTTCAGACAATATGGTTGAAGTAGGATGAAGAGTATATGTTGAAGCTACAGCTACATTAAGAGATGCAGAGACAGGAGAAGTTATAGAACAGAATGTTGCTTATGCTAGAGAAGAAGAAACAAAGAAATGAATGGATGCAGCACAAATAACTTGAGCAGCTTCCAGCTATGCAAGGAAATATGCACTCAATTGATTATTCTGTATAGATGATGTAAAGGATGCTGATGCTACTAATACACATTGAAAGGAAAAGAAAGTAGAGAAAGCTGAAGTTAAAGAAGAACCAAAAGAAGAAACAAAAGAAACATCTAATCCAAATGGATGGTTCCTTAAAGCAACTAAATCTACAAAGTTTATGGAGAGCTGTCTAGATGAAGATGACTTCATAAACAAAATTAAGAATAAGTACGAAGTTGGAGAAGTTGAAGAAAGTCAACTACGTGAAGCTTACAAGAACCACATGGGTATAGATGATGAACCAGCAGATTTGCCTTTCAGTTAAAATTTAGTCTTTAATCAAAAAAATGTTGAGTATTTTATGACGAGTTTTACTAGGTACTACTGTTGCCAAACCACTGGATTATGGGTTCGACTATAGTCCAGTGGAACAAGTGTCCACTCAAACAATACACCACTCTGGATTTTCATCTGAAGACCAAAGACAAGCCATAATTCAATATGCTTACGATTTAGGTGGATTAGACTTCGTTCTAATGATGGAATGTGAGAATGGTAATTGGAACATAAACACAGTTGGGGACAGGGGTCATGCGTTTTGACTATGTCAGATGAACAACAGGTACCATAACATACCAAGTGAGTATTTCACAGACTGGAAATTCCAAGTGGATTATTGCTACAAGAAGTGGAGTACGTGAACACCATTTTATTGACCTGACAGGAAAGTACATTGAATGAAGTGTAAAGACTATGTTAGGAACAGATTTATATTTAACCTTTAGTGAATGAAGCGAGAAGAAGATTTAAAGAAGGGAAAGCTGGTTGAATTAGAGTTTATATACAGACTTTCAGAGACTGACAAGTATACTAACATAGAGCGACCACAATGAAAGTTTCCTGATTATGATGTTAAAGCACGAAGCAAGGATGGTACAGCATCCACGTACGAGTTAAAATATGATGGCATCTACCCAACATCCAAGTGCGTATGAATTGAGTATGAATGTCATTGACAACCTAGTGGAGTGGCGATTAGTAAAGCTGATTATTTTGTCTACAAGCTATGAGACCATTTCTATTGTGCTAAAAGGGGAAAGTTATTAGAATTACTGATGGCTTCCACTACTAAAGTAGCATGTCAATGATGAGATGATGGCACAGCGAAGTTATGGGTAATACCAGAAGAAGAGTTTTATACTGTAGCAATCAAACTATGAGACGATTAGCATTAATACTGGTAATAGAGATTATAGCATTATGGCTATACCGACAGTACCAGATTAGCATATACTAGACCAGCATGTCGTTAAACTGCTAGGGGTAGTCTTGTTCAGTAATGGCAAGAGCGTTAGAAATTTACGTCATGGAGACCCTGGCTGCACTGCATTGCAGCGGTAAGACAAAGAATAAATAACTCAATACATTTACTGGCTAGGATGCAGACTAGCCTTATATAAATTTATTTTATATGTTATACAAATGGAGAAACTTATAGAACTACTTAATAAGCATAGGAGAGAAATAGTAAAGAAACAAAGCTGAATAACACAATGGCATTACAATGGCTACACTTTCAGTTTAGACAACTTAAAGGCTCAGCAAGCAGAGTTGTTGATTATTTCTAAGCAATACTGATTTATTAAATGGTTAGTAGAGAATGAGAAAATAGATTTAGATGGCTACCCTGACATAGACTTTTTTAATGGAGATGTAAATAATCTTTTAATGTATTTAGCAATACAAGATGAGCCTATTCAGTTTTTAATTTCTATTTTGAAGTAAAATGAGAAAGAGAAAAGAAAATTCTGACCAAAATGCAGTAGCAGAATTAACACGAGAGTGATTATATAAAGAGAATAAATGGCTTATGGAAGAAAATAGAAAGCTGAGAGAGGAGAATGAGAGATTAAAAATAGAATTAGAAGACCGAATGAATGGTGCCATAAATACTTTAAGAGAAGTGCCAGAAGACTAATCAGATTTATTTATTAAGTTTATAACAGATGGAAAAGAAAAAAGAAAAATCTGAATTAAAAGAAATTAGAAACATACTAAGAATGATGTTAATATTGTTATGTCAGATTAAAGGGTATAGTATGGAAGACACAGAAAAATTATGTAAAGAAGTTTTAGAGAAAACAGAGAATTACGACTAGACTTTTATATTATTTACCTATGGAGAGAATGACACCAGACACAATAGATTTTAATTCACTAAGTAAGAAACAGTTAGTAGAATTAGTTATTACTAAATATAATGATTGCTTTAGGTTAGAAAAAGAGAATAAAAAGCTGAAAGAAGAATTAGAACAGCTTAAAAAACAGAGAATATTTAACTCTGCTGAATACGATTTAATTACACTTACCTCCACTACTCCACAATGGGAGTTGAGAAGAAAGTAATCAGATTTATTTATTAAGTTTATATAATGAGAAACCAATGTAGAAAATGCTGAAAGGAAATAGAAAGCAAAATACGACTACGATGTAATGATTGTCGTAAACTAGTAGACCAAGAGTTTAATGGAGAAACTAGTAGACCTTATAAGTTTTATTTTGAATACTATAACAAATGAAAATCAAATGTAAGGAATGCTGAAAAGAAATAGAGAAGAAAGGTAGAAGAGAATTATGTGTACACTGTACTAATATTAGAAATAGAGAAGTTGCTAAAGAGTATAGAGAAAAATATAAGAAAAAATCTGATTAGTCAGATGCCAATTGACAACTCACAAAAAAATCCCTTGTAATTGCAAGTAAAATCCTTAAAATAAAGGTGTTGGTGGTATTTAACATACATTTATGTACATAGTAGTACCAACATTTTTATATTCTACCTGCCTTTACGATGGAGAAAACACAATCACTTGTAGAGCTTAACGACAAGCTCTGGAAACAATGCGATGCTTTATTAGAAAGCTATTGAGTATGCCTTCAGATTAACAACTGAACTAGATGAGCTAGAGCGTTGCTTGTTTACAAAAAAGAAAATGAAACTGATGAAGACTTTAAGTGGTGCGAGACATTCTTAATGTCTGATGAGTACGATGTAGAAATTGCACTTAGGTCAATCAAAATGGTATTAGAAGCAATAAACAAAAAGGAGAGTTAAACGCTCTCCTTTTTTATAATGACAAAAACTGCTAGCTATTTATTGGTAGTTCCTCATTAATCTCAGGGTACTCCTTCCTACATACTTTACTGAAACCTTCAATGGCTTGTTGCATATTGGAATTTTCAATAGGGTATGTTTTCTTTAGTAATTTGAGGATGGCTATATAACCATTCTTTCTTTTTATATATTCAGGGTCGTCTTTAGCCTGTTCCTTTTTGAATGGTAACCAATACCTTCGGTTAAACATTGAACCAGCATTCTTAAGAAAATCATACGTTACATAAAATCTGCTTTTTAATCCCTTTCAATCATTTGTCCTCCAACTATTTACAAACCATAATCCTCATTCATCCCATCCAACACAACATATAGCGTGTCATCCTGTCCTGTCTTTTACTTCTACATATGTTTTTAATTGTCCACTAGTCAGTTCCTTTCGTGTATTAGCATTACCTCTTAAACACCATACAACAGGGTTTCAGTTATATAAATAACGCTTAATCCTTTCTATTCATTTGTCCGTAGTAGACCAATCCTCTACACAATAACCATCAAATGTACTCTCACCTCATTCTTCATTGCTTATTCACATTTTGAGAGCGGTACTAACTGCTTTTTCTACGTAATCTCAACTGTCATTATAATCCTTAAGATTATGTCCCATCTTTGTCCATAAGTCTTTTCGATTTGGAGTAATCAGATTACTACTTACTGGTTTAACTCATTTAGATTTAACTTCTAAAATCTGAACACCATGACTAGTAGCATTAGAAGTACACGAACCCCATCCATTTTGGTAATTAGTAGAGTAAATCCATTCTCCTAGAGAAAAGTGTTTAGGAAGCTTGATGGACCAGTCTAACTCAATTGTTTCTTCAGCTTTAAAGTCTCTAGCATCTGAAAACTCTGAAGGTAGAGTTAAACATCCATTGTACTTTTCGTAATCCATTATTGTTCTTTAGAAGGTAAAAACTTTTTAATAAATTCTGAATTGTTTACTTTCTCCAGATTGAAATACTTTCTGGAATAAAATTCAGATTTTTTTCAAGTGTTGTAATGTGAAACTGGTCTAAGGTACCCCATTACTCTTGTCCACACCTCACAAGGCGTTCTCTTTGTTTTGTCTGTTGTCATTTATTTTATTAGTTAAGTTTTAAAAATTCCATATTAATCCTGCTTTCTCATTTCTCATTCTTGTCCATCTCTATAATCCATCCACCTATTATGTTTCCTAGATTGAACCTCTTAGCTAGTAAGTTCTCCTTTAAGAAAGCACCTGGCATAAATGCGTGTATTCATCTATGAAGGTCATAAAGAGCGGTATGGTAGTGTCCCAGAGCAAATATGTCTGGCTGGTTCTCTACTGGCAATCCATCTAAATACCTCTTCATTTTGTAATCCTTAGCGTAGGAGAGTGAACCACCTCAATGATGAAGGTTTATGTCTATTCCATTCAGCTTTAACCTTGCATCATAGAAACCCAGATTAACTAAGTCTTGTCTTACAGTCTCTATTGCTTTACAGATGTTTATTCAGTTCTGCTTTAGGAATTTCTCATCGTGGTTTCATCCAATAAAGTAGGTAGGTAATCAAACGTTAGGGTAGTTGTCTCTAATGTCTTGTAATTGTGCTTCAAATCAGACCTTGTCTTGCTCAAATTGTTGTCATTGGTAAACATCGTTACCATCTACTATGTCTCCAGCGTGTACGAAACATTCAACTCCAGCATCCTTAGCTCTCTCGTAAAACTCTCATAACTCATCTCTTGCAGCTTGCCTGTTTCAGAAGTGTGTGTCTGAGACTAGTCAGAATTTTAAATGTCCTGGTTCTCAAATCGTTTTGTCTATTTCCTTCTTAGTGTTCATAGCTATATAGTTCAGCATCTCTTCAACATCTTTAGGAGAATAGTGTTCCAATAGCTCTAGTTTCTTTTTGTCTCCCTTTGAGACTTGTGGTTGAGTTTTTCTTTGTAGCCGCATCTGTTCTTCCTTACCAGTTAAAACGTCGCTAGCTTCTTTCTGAACTTTCTCTCTGTACTTAGCAACGGTTTTCCTGTTTATTCCCATCTCTTTAGCTATTTCGTTATTACTAAAGTCTGGATGGTAGGAATTAATAGTGTGGATTTGTTCTTCTGTTAGTTTTCACATTTTTTGGTTCAGTAAAAGCTAAAAAAAGAAAAAGCTGACTATTTAAAACATTCAGGCTTGTACCAAAATTCTAAGTCGTCAGCTTCGTGTGCAGTCAATGTTTCTAGTAATCGTTCCTTAACTTCTGGTCTTAGAGCCTTACTAGAAATATTAACTGTAGTAATCAGTTGTTCTGCTAACAATTGGTTAGCAAAAAGAGTGTGTAAAGCTTCGTGAGTGGTCTTCCTAAGTTCAATGAGATTATGCTTGTCAGAACTACCGTAACGTGAACGGCAGACTATATGATGTGTACTAGTCTTCTCATTGTCCTTTTTCATTCAGACTTTTTTCTTTATAGAATAAAATCTTTTTTCTTAATCTTCTCTCCCCCCACCACTTCACTATATATTCAATTAACTCCTCTATAGGTTCGTAAAACTTGTCTACCATACAAAACCAGTAAGTAAAAGCAGCAATGTGATTATAATTCAGACCACGATTGCTTTTCTGATTTTTCTTTTTGTTCGTCTTGGTCTTCTGAAGTTTCTTCTGTTCTTCATTTAATCCTTAGAATAGTTAAAGCACCCTCTGCATCTACTCTGTGAAAGAATATTCTAGAATGGTTCTTATTCTCATTCCGCTGTCACCTAACATCATACCGCTTTTTAACTCAATCTTTTTCCATACATATTTTATAACCTAAATCAGTATTAACTATGTAATATGGCATTTTGTTTATAGGTTATGAAATAAACTAATCTGATTTTTTCTCCTCCTTTTCCTCTTTAAGAGTGTCTTCAACTTTTCATCTAAACAGCTTGGCAATTCGTTCAAATAGCATTTTGAGGCAATCAATTTCAGGCAGAGCTTGTTTATAGTTAATTGAGTATATATGTCCTATTACTGAATAACCCTCTGCTACGATTAGGATTGAAAGCATAGCCGTAGTAATAAGCTCTGTGCTGTCAAATCCTGCTCATCTAAGCACCCCTATTACTATGAATGGAAAGCACCATCTAGTCAGCTTTTTTATTAATCCTCTAACCATTAGTTTACTCTCCAATGTTCATTGCATAAAAGCGTCCACTACTCAAAATATTCGGTCTAGTAGTAGCATAGCACTAAGAATAATCAGAGTTTCTCCTCCTATTCAGAAGTATTCTAAGATTACTCATAGCGTTAATCATCACGCTACATTTACTATTGCTCATTCTGCCTCTGGCATTTTAATCTAAAGTTAAGAAATAAATTTATTCAGATTTTTGTTTTTTGTTATACTTGTACTTGTCCGAAACTTCATTCTTATGTTAAGTAATTAAATAAATCTTCACTTGCTTTGATTATACCGCATAGTTACTTCTGATGGAGTTCGTACTTTGTCTTCATATATAACCTCTGCAATGTAACCTTGGTAATATTGGTACTGATTTGCTGTAGCTCAAATCTCAGTTGGCATATTATATTGGTAAATGTCAGCACCACCACTAGTCTCTCCTGCTAATACTCAATCTACATATAATTTTAATCAATCGCTAGAACTATAAGTCATAGTCCACTGTGTCCAAGTTCAGATTGTTGGCTGTGATGGTTTAACGTTTATTTTACTTCAATAGGAACTTCAAGACACAGGACAAATAATGGCAGCAGTTTCTGCTGCTGTTTTCCCTATATTAAATGCAACAGTATGGTATGGTTGAGCTTCTGGAGTTGAGAAGTGCATAGACAAAGCATACCCCTGTGCCCAAGTTTGACTTTTTGTGGCTCTATTAAACCAACCAGAAAGTGTACATTGTTTTGGTCATGTCCAGCTTTCAGATTTTATATAACCTCAATTAAAATAATAAAATCCAGTACTGTCTTTAGTAACCCCCCCATAAGTTCATGTTACACTTGTCATTGTATGATTTCATGTGACATCATTTATATTTTCGTTTAATGGACAGTATAACAATGTATGGCTTGTCGGTGTCCATCTTCATTCTACATACTCTCCTATATAAGCGTTTTGGAGTGAGTTCTCTGTTCCACTTGGGTATAAATATACTCCCATTATTTATATGTATTAATTAAATATAAAGAAAGAAAAGAAAGAAATAAATCTGATTTAACTTATTGTTACCGCTACATCTTTGAAAACATTTCAACTTTTTGCTACTGCACACCTTATTCAATTAGATGAGCTTATGGCTGTTACATCTGCGTCTGTTAGAGTATAACTTCCACTGTTAGTACCATCTGAAAAGCTAACTGTCTTATTTCATATATTTATAGTTATAACTACCGTATGGTCACCACTAGGTAATGCACCACCAGAAAATAATGTGTCTATTAAAGTATTAGATGTGTTCCGCACCCTTAATTTTGTGTCCGAATAACTTGTAGACCACATTATTGTTGCAGTATTCCAAGTTGAGCCATTATAATACTCTAATCACATAGCGAAGTCTCTGTCAGACGAATTATAAATATGTCACGTTATTGTTATTTCGTTAGCTCAAGCAAACGACATAGGGTATATTGCTCTCTTATAACCACTGCCAGATTTATACATTCAAGCAGAACTAAAAGAAACACCACTACTTCAATCTGGTCGTTCCCATCAATCGTTAGTCAGAGTTGAGACACTTTTATTTGCAAAATCATAAGTAAAACTTGTTATAGGTGGTCGTACCTGTTGTGTTCAGACTAATATTCTTTTAATCTTATTTCACATAACTTATAAACATCAAAAATAAATCTGATTTCTTTTAGATGGTTAAATAAACTGTGTTGTTGTCATACGTTCATAGGTTAGAGTAGTTTGCCTCCGTTCCTGCCCAGATTTTCATTCAGCTTGTTAATATATTATTAGCTTGTGTACTTACTTGTACATCTCAACCACCACTAGCGTTAGCCCAAGCAGGACTTCCACTTACCATTGTTAATACTTGTCAGTTACTTCCTCAACTAGGTACTCCTGTAGGTACTGCTCATCCATCCTTAATAATCTTTCCTGTTGTACCATCAAATACTGCTAAATGAGCATCCGTTGATGAACCTGGTCATTGTACATAGTTTCATAAAGCATTAGCCCAAGCATAACCATTAGCTGTTTTCTGTAGTAAGTAGTTTGTTGTTCAGCTTGATGGTACTTCGTTTACTGTTACTGCTCAAGTCTGTCAGTTTACTGATGTTACTCATCCACTTGCTGGTGCAGACCATCAGTAACCACTAGCTGTCTTAGTTAGTACATAACCTGTAGTTCCACTCGTTGGTACTCCGTGGTCATCTACGTATTTCTTTGTAGCTGGTTGGTAATCTGCTGTTGGTATATATGGTGTTACATAGTCGCTTGCTTCTACTTCTAGGAAGTTTGCCACATCATTGAACTGACTAAATACTAGAGAGTATGTTCCACTAGCGTATTTGATTGTAAGCCTTCAGTTTCCTAATTTAGTAAAGTCTCCAGCAGTTGCGTTATGTACTTCTGTATAATATTTAGTTCCTACGAAATGGTAGTTAATATAACCGCCACTAGTTTCTACGTTTGTATATAAGAAAGCATCTCAAATCTGACTACCTACTACTTGCTTAATTATAGCTCAGTAGTCTGTTCCTTGATTTACCCAAGCTATAATCTCTTGTAGTTCTGCTTGAGTATAGCTTGTCATATTTAATTCAAAACATTTAACGTTTCCATCTGAAGCATTAGCCCAATCATACCCTGTTGCTGTTTTTTTAAGCACTTGTCACGTTGTACCTGTACTTTCTGGCTCAAATCCTGCATCATCTGCCCAATGGTAACCATTACTTGTCTTTTTAATTACTTGTCCTGTTGTTCCAGAGTTGCTAGGGTCAAATGCTAATGTGTTGCTAATCTCATCATTTGTTATGTCTATTCCATAACCTGCTAGGTAGCTTGTTCCACCTCATCCTCATCAGCTTTCATTAGCCCATTGGTAACCTGAACTTGTTTTCTTAAGTACCTGTCCTGTAGTACCAGAATTAGTAGGAGAAAACTCTGAAACTGTAACAGCTCAAGTTCTACCATTTACGCTTGTTACTGCTGCTATTTCGTTACTCCATTGGTACCCTGTACTAGTCTTTCTTAGCACCTGTCCTGTTGCTCAAGCATTAGCTGGGTCAAAAGGTTTAAGGTTGCTTATTACGTTATTCACATCTATGTTAATTCAGCTTCACGCTGTATATAATGTTCAGCTTATTACATTTGTTAAAGGGTCTATTGTTATTCCCTGTCCTGCTGTTAATGCATCCTGCTTTCCATTCCAATATGCTTTCTCTGATGGACTAGCAAATAAGTGACTTTGTCATTCTGTTATGTCGTCACTGTCATCCTGTAGCTTATTGAAGTAGTTGCTTAGGTCTATTGTGCTTCCCATACTAATCCAACTTGTTCCATTCCAAGCATAGCTTATTCCTGTGTCTAATGCTAGCCACACATCTCATACGCTCTGTCAAGAAGTAGGTAAATTACTCTGACTAGCAACGCTTCCTTTATAGGTATAAACGTTTGTTATGTTAGCACTTATTACTCCATTGCTTATTGTTATGTTAGTACCAGCAGTTAATGCGTCTTGCTTATGGTTCCAAGTATACTTCTCTCCTGTAGTTACTAGGCTTTCATCTTGTCAGTTCTGTTCTTCTGGTAAGCTTTCATATTCTTCCCAAGGTACATTTACTAAAGCCTGATTACTAGAGTTTAGTTGTACTGCATAAGTTCTACCAACTGCTGATGTTGGTGTTTCTGCTGTTTGCGATTGTACTGTATTACTTCCTAGCTTGATTACTCATAACGAAGTGGCAGTAGCTACGTTTATACTTCATCCACCACCTCATCCTATTTCGTTCCATACTCAAGTTCCTGGGTCGTAATATAGCTTTCAGTCGTTAGCATATATGAGCCTAACGTAGTCTCAACTAGTTGTCTTTCGGTTTAGGATTATACCATTCTGTTGCCATCAGTCTTCTTGTAGGATTTTTCCTGTAGTAACTCCTACAGGTAAATCGTCATCTGGCTCTATTCAGTCATCTAGTTGTAAGTCTACATATAGCTCTCTGTCCTCATTAACGTGAATAAGGTTATTAGCTTCTCTGAGTAGAACATTGATTACGTTGTTCTCTGTAATCTCTATTCCATCTCAGGCTGTCAGCTTTATGTCTGGTTCTTTTAGTCTTACTACCATCTTATGTTATGTTAGTTAGTTAAATTATTTTGCTGTTCCAATTCCCTCTCGTGGAAAGAAGGCAATGTTGTCCCCTAAAATTCTTAACATTCAAGTTCATATTTCTCATTGCTCAACATTGTTTAAATATGGGAATATGTAGTCAAGTTCCATTACAAGTTCTCAATTTGAGTTACGTATAGTGTCAATGTCGTTAGCGTCATCTGAAGCATTAGAAGCATCAAATACAAGGATTGCTCAATCTACTAGTTTGTCTTCATCATCTACTACCCAACAGTCAAATCATTCAATTTCCTGAACTTCTATGTGTACTATTGGTCCTAGTGTATTTGTTGCACTTATTACATTATGCTCATCTATTGTTATGTTGTCTCCAGCTGTAAGTAGGTCTTGTTTAAGAGCTAGTAGTGCGTCCACTTCAGACTTTAAATAAATCTGTTTGAATGTTCACGTTCAATTGTCTATAAACAACTTTCCGTTGTCTGCATACAGCAACTTTATGTTGTCCCCACTGGTTGTCTTGAAACATACTAGCGTTCCTGTTGTGTCCCATCCGTTGTCCTCTATTGCTCTTCCTACATTAGCTCATACAGGAAATTCTGATGATGGTCTAATCTCATCTCACAATTGCAAGTCTGTATATATTTCGTTGTCTCCAGCGTCATATATAATCAGATTATTTTCATCTCTTAGCCTTAGGTTTACTACCTTTCTATTAGTAATCTCTATAGCCTTTCATCCTGTATATGGTAATTTTCATTCTACTGCTCTTACTACCATCTTTTTTTAATTAAGAGTTAAATTATTCTACATCATTTTCTTCTGGGTCTGTTGGTTCTGGTTCAGCTTCAAATGTAGCTGTAATGCTTAACGCTCAACTTACTGAACTAGGTAATGCTTCTCCACTTACATTCCAACTAGAGAATACATACCCTTCTTCTGCTGTAGCTGTTATTTCTGTCTTTGAACTTCCTGTTCCAATAGTAAGTACATTGTCTGCTGCACTTATAGCTGTTCCATATGGTACATCTTCTACTGAGCTTTCATCTACTGTTCCATAGTCTGTGTTATTAGATGCTATGCTTACTGTGTACTCGTTTACTGTAGAAGTAAATGTAGCCTTGAATGTAGTCTTCTTATAGATTGGTCCTACTTCTGGGTCCCAGTCATCAAATGTATATGTGTATTGTGCAGTAGCTGCTTTAGTAGGAGTGTCTCCTGTATAAGTAGGAGTTTGTCCTTCAGTTACTTTACCACTCTGTAATGTAGCATTTCAGTTTTTGAAAGCATATGCTACTTCATCTCCTTCATCCCAACTATATAACTCTGTAGGAACGTTAGTGTCATAGAAACCAACTTCTTCATCATCTAATGCTTTCCAAGTAGGTCAGTATTCTTTAGCTTCTGATGCTCATTGAGCTGAAGGGTCATAAACTAACCATTGTGAACAATCATAAATATATAGATGGCTACCATCAGCATCCGTCCATACCTGACATTCGTGTCCACTAGGTCATTTAGCGAAAACCATTTTCTTGTTTTCTGTGTCCCATAATCTTTTTAACATCTTTAAAATAATTAGTAAATAAATCTGATTGTTACCTAGCAACAACCTTAATTACGTCTCCAGCTTCTCACATTACAAATGGTCTGTTTAATGCTTGTAGCTGTCTGTTCCAAGGCAACATTAGCTCTCCACTAGGTTGAAGTTCTATAAAATCTGCAATGTTACCATCATTGACTTGCTTGTCTTCAGCATAGTCACTTACTAAGACTGGTCATTGGTTGTCCTGGTCTGCAGTTATACATAAACTGTCGAACAAACTACCAAAACTATTAGTAATCTGGTCTCAGGCTGTGTACCTTCACTCAAGCTTGCTTAGCTCTGTACCAAGGTCTATTGGTAACTCCTGCCAGTCTCAAGTCATTACGATTGTTGCAATCATCTCATATTCTTTAAAGTATAAATCTTTCTTTGGTACTCATTTGCTTCCTTTCACTTAACATCCAATTCCAATTCCTTCCTTACTTTAGCATTGGCTATGGCTGTTAGCTCAGAATTTTTCCTTTTTGTTTCCTCTAACTCGTGTGTTAAATGGTACCTATTACTGTCTTCTATATATTGTTTACTATTCTCATATTTCTTAATCTGATTTTCCTCGAAGATTAGATTGTCTTCCATTGTATAACTAGTGTTGTATTCTCTATATTGGTTCCATAACCCCATCAACTGTATATTACTCTTCATTATTATGTTTCACTTGTCACTTACATATACATACATTACAGTGGTATAAAGACTAAATCATAATATATAGTTGCTGTAGGCTTGTCTAACGCTGTACCTCACTCTAACTTATAGAATGGAACATAATGCTGACCTTCTACGTGTATTTTCTCTATAATTAACTCATCCTTGTTCTCTACGTACTCGTTATGCTCTCAGACTTTTGTATTCATTATTAACAAATAATCTCCATCTCACATCTCAATTACTCACAATCCAGCTGCCTCATGTCAAGAAATGAAGCATTTGTCGTGTATAACCCTAGGTTGTTTCGTTGCTTTTTTCTCTAGGAACTTCACTTGTTCTTGCAAGTGGAGTATTGTGCCACTTTGCATCTCTACCGTCGTTTTTAGACTTGCTATTTCCTTGTATAGTTCTTTTAAGTCAGAGTTATTTTCACTTATTTTATTTCACTGTTCCTGTATTACTTTCTCCTGCAGCTCTACTTGGTTTTTAAGTTCCTTGTGGTTTCAGTAAGAAATCCTAATCTCACCTCACAGTTCTTCATGTCTTCTCTCTTGGTCCGCAATCTTTTTGTCTAATGCTTCACAGGTCGTGTAGAACTGTTTAAGCTCTTGGTTGTCATAACAGATTTTTATTTCTATTGGTTTTTTGAACGCTTCACTTTCTAATTTCCACACATTACCTTTCTTTTTACCTTCTACTAAATCCATATAAACGTTCTTAACCTCCATCTTTTTTAATAGAAATAAATCTGAGTGTAATATACTCACATAGTGGACAATTTTGAATTAACAAAAAAGACAGATTGCTCTGTCCTTCCTGTTTATATTGTCTGAATATAACTACTTAAACAGCTTTAATAATATTACTAGTGGTCATCGATGCAGCAATGCTCATACAACGAATATAACCGCAATAGCAATAGCTTTGTATGTATGAACTGCAATCCGCTTAATTCACTTCCACAATAACTTAATTAATGTTCGTGGCAGTATTATAAATTCCTTCATTATTCTAGGCTTATTTGTCCACATGGAGATGCATAGAACAAATGAGTATACCGCAAAGTAATATAATGCAATTCTTAATATTGTTTCCATCTGTGTAGTAAAAAGGCTAAAGGTCATACTTATGTATAATCATTTAGCCTTTAAAGTCAAGATTATTTCTCAGATTTTTTATTACTCTTTTTAGTTGTTTTTTCTGTAACATCTGGCTTCTCTACTATACCAAGTTCTTCGTTTGTGAATAGTGGTTCAACCTTATGTATTTTAAAGTTATTCTTCTCTAGAGTGTCAATTACCTTGTCAATCTGCTTCTGTGAAAATCACATTTCTTTTAATGTCTTGCTATAAGTCTCAATAATCTGTCAGTAGTGTCATGCTCATCATTCTGGAGTAACTCTAATAGTTGTTGTTGGCTCTCAGTTGAAGTTCTCATTATAACCCATTCATTCTACTGGTTCTGGTTCTACAACCTTAACATAATCTTCTAGGTAAGCATTTCTATTAGCCTCTCACTCGAAGTCGAAGTAATCATCAAAGAACCTTGATGGGTCAATAACCTCTCACTCAACAAATCATCAATCTACTTCTTTAGGTCATTGTCACTTTCTAGTAAGGTATTCTCCTAATGCCTGGTCTATTTCTTTTCATGCCTCATCTGGAAGTTCCTTCATTAATTCTGAGAACTTTTTAAGAGAAGCATTTAGGTTCTTCTGGAAGTCTAAAGCATCAGTCATTTTGCTTCACTTTCACTTAAGCCAATCTGCAGCCATACTTAACCATCATTGGAAACTTGTTACCTTACCAGCTTTCTCTCATATTTCTTTTAACCAAGCATCTTCTGGTATTTGTCATTTTAACTTATTAACTTTATTAACTAAGTCTATTAAGTTCTCCCTCAAAGCTAATACAGGAGACCACTTACTGTCTAGATGCTCAAATACATTTTCTATTCATAATTCTTGGAACTCTGGTATTCACTGGTATTCTTTTCTGAGCAAATAGTTCAATCATTGCCTAGTTGTCTCTATGTCAGTCTTAGAAACTAATAGTTCTTTTCATTCTGCTCAATTCTTATAAAGATTGAATTGTTTAGACAATATTCTTTTAAAGTTAGCCAAGTCTCTAGCACTTATGTCTCAGTTCTCATACTTCTGTCTGATTATATTAACAGCCTTCTTAGCAGTTGGACTAGCTTTTTCTGTCATGAGTTCCATTTTCTTTATGAAGTCCTCAATAGGATGGTTTGCTGGTGCCTCTCATTCATATATTCAATCCTGAGACTTTAATTCAACATCCCACACATCTTCTTCTGGTCCCCATCTCTTGTCAATACTCTCAGCAAGAGCGTTTTCTTGTGCTTCTATTGTCTTAGACCTTTCCTCATTTAACTTGAATAACTCTTCATATGTTTTTACTTTCTTAAGACTTTCTGGGTCTAGTTGTCTCAATGCAGCAGTAGTCTGTTTGTTCTCTGGAATTGTCTTTGTGTTAACTATTTTCTCAGCCTTTTCATCTAACTTCTTAGTGTTCTGAGTTTCTTTCTGTTTTAACTTAAATTCATTCTTTGCATTCTTCCATTCTTTATAAGCATCGTATAATGACATTTGTCAATTCTCTTTTACAGCCAATTCTCACAACTTAGTTCAACCTCATCATCAACCACCATTTCATCATCCTCAACCTCATCAAAATTTATTCTTAAGCCAGTTATTAAACTTAGTCTTTATTGAGTTGTCCCATTTGGTTCAACCATTCTTATGGTTCCAAATTAAGAACATTGTTCATAAGAAACTGTACCATTCCATTCTTTCATCCTTAGGTAGGTTATAGTATACTGGGAATGTTAATGGACTTAAAAGCTGTCATACGGCTGTTGTATATTTGTTCAAAATTCAAGAAACCACGTCTCATACAACAGGTACCTCATCTACTAATGAAAAACTGGTTGTTGCAACAGGAAACATTAATTCTGCAACAGTACCACCAATTCACTCCAACTCTCTAGTAATTGCTTTAGTGGAATTTGGTGCGTAAGATTTAAGTGTCTCCACATTGTTTAAGTCGTTTAGTGCTTTATATACCTCATATTCATCTAGGTCGTTTATGTGTTTATTGAAGTTCTTTCGTGCGTAATTCTCAATTGCTCATACTATTTTAGCTTCGTCGTTCCATGCACTTTCTGTACTAGTAACATCGTTCCATTGTCATACTCAAAGTAGATTGATTGGCATTCAGATTTTTTGTAAAAATTCTTGTGTCCATCAGTACGTCTTAGTAATCCAATTAGGTATATTCTCTCAGAATAACATATTTAAGTCTCTCTCATAACTAGACCATCTCTGTTGTTCTGGTGTCTGTATTATTCACATCTCTATTCAGAAGTCATATGGGTCCTTATATATACCATTATTTCAATAAGCGTAACTAACAAGCTTCTTATTAACTAGTTCAGAATTGTTTAGGTCTATATAATGTCATATAATGTCCTCAGTAGTCTCATACTGTTCCCATTCCTTATAACCCTCCTCTAATCATCTTCATTTAACCATGGCAGCAAATGCATCTAGTTGAGCAGCCTTTAACTCTTCTGCAGAAGTTGCACTACTTCTTTTAGCCATAGCTTTACCGTAAAAGGAATTAGAACTTTTAAATAAATCTGAAATAACCTGTTCATCAGTTCTCTTACTAATCTCTTTTCTATTGTCACTAACTGTTTTAGCAACAATAGAGATTGGAGAGACTTTAGGCTGTAAATCAGCACTAACTCAGTCAACCTGATTTTGGTTATTCATTAACTCATCTGCCATGTTGAATATATTTAAGTTATAAAATTATTTATTTCAGAATAATGCATCCTTTGTAGCTTGATTACCTCAAGAGTTTTCGCTTGGCTTGTCGCTATTTCATCATAGATTACTATTTACAACAACATCATCTATACTAACCATTCATAGATTTACTAGATTTAGATTGGCTCTGTCGCTCTCTATGTCGCTTATATATGTAGCCCAATCATCTGCAGTTAAATCTTTATGGAATGTAGCCCTCCATGTTGCATTTAACAAATCCATAAATCAATCAGTAAATCATTCGTCAGTACCTCCTGGTCCAAGTCACACAAAGTTAAACTCTGCTTGTTTCTTTAATGTCGTAGATGCACTTGCAATCATGTCCCACTCTTTCTCTGTTACCTGTCAGTAGTTGGCTCAGTCTTGCTTTGATTTAATCATTCTTTGAAGCTTCAACTCAGCAAGTAATTTGTCAAATATTGCTCATGTGCTTCAGTGGAACATTAACCATGAGTTTACATCTAGCGTTAGATTTCATTCTTCATCATAATCTACTCTCTCTAGATTTTGCAAGTTAATCCATAGTGCGGCCAAGTCATTAATAACATCTACTCATGCCGCATTTCATTCATTTTGAATGTGTTGTTGCCAGTTCTGAACATATTTACCAAACGTTGCCTCATCTATTCACATAACTTTTAAAAGGTTAGAAAATTGTACTCAGCTTAAATCTCATTTTAAGAAAGCCTTGTAACTGTCAACGTATGCTGGGTCGTAACCATATTCCCAACCCTTATAACCATAACCACTTTTATTAGTTGCTATTGAACTAACTCCTGGATTTTCTCTATAATATGACATATTCTCTAATTTACCTCACTCATGCTTCAGCATTTTTTCAACGATTTCTCTCTTCTTCTTTTCGTCTGCATTAGCCCAAACTTCATTAGTAAGTCATAAGTCTGCAGCATAACTCCATCATGAGAATATATTCATTCATTTTGCTAATCATCTGTCTAATAGCTCTATAGTTTTCTCTACAGGGTCTCATATAAGTTTAGCTGTATATAATGTAGCTCAACTTTCAGAAACAAAGCTGTCTCAAATCTCATAGTCTTCTCATAGAACACCTCACAACATTTTAGCATATTCTGTAATCATTGCAGTTGGATTATTATTCCTCTCTGTTCTCATATAATCGCTGTCACTAGTTGTTGTAGTGGTTGTTTTATTAGAATTTTTTGCCTTCCACCACTCCAAATCTAGACTGTCTTGTTTAAGTTTCATCTCTTCTTCAAATTCAGAATGAGACAATTCAGTCTTATATATGTCATATGCTCATCTATACCTGTCTTCTAGGATTGAGAGCTGTTGTTGTATTTCTTGAGACTTATTATTAATGTAAGCATTTACTAAGTAGTCTGGTGCATCTCATCTAAATACTGTATTTGCTTCTTTTCTTAAATTATAAAGTCTGTCTTTTAATGTACTCATGTCCTTCTGAATACTGTTCATCAAATCCTTTGCAGATTGTGCTGTATTATTAGAAGCCAAAGCAGCATCAACAGCCTTTAAAAGTTGAGTAGCACTAACGCTTAGATTAGAATTATTTACTGCATAATTAGTAATGTTAGCATCCAAGTTAGTTGTGTCAGCTACAGATGAGTTATTCTCAGTTCACGTAGTAATTGAATTTACTGCATTTTGTCATCTGAGTTCTTTCTCTTTTCTCTGAACTTCAGCATATAATTGTGGGTATGCTCTTTGGTAATCCGTCCAAGCTTGTTCACTTATTGGAGTTATACCAGTAGCTAATGATGCAGCAAGGACATCTGTACTCATATTATATAGAGTGTCTAGATTAGCTTGTCTGCTAGCTAATCACATATTATATATATTATTAGCATCTGAAAGGGTAGTAATACCTTCAGTTGGTTCTCATTCATCTGCTGTAGCCTTACCATATATTTTACCAGAAGTGTCTTCAGACTTAATTGTCTCTCTTTCTGGTTTAGGCTGGTCTTGTGGTTTGTCATTCTGTGCTGCTATTTGTCATATTCTCTTCCATACAGAAGCAACTGTGTTAGCTCTTTCGTTAGCATTAGAATAATCCCATCCTGTTTGAGTAGAAAGGAAGTCATTAACGTCTTGTATACTAGTTTTTCAAGCATTATATAAAGCTGATGCAATCTCATCGTTCCTGCTAGCAATGTAGTTAGCATTCTGTGAGTTAGCCATCTGAGCAGCTTGTCCATATTTATAATCTGGATTAAGTCACTCTAATGTCGCATTAGGATTATATGCTACTTGAGAACCTAGTGTGTTCTCTCATGTATATTTCTGGTTCTCTCATCCCCATAGAGATTGGTTGTTATAATTAGCTGCTGAGCTGTCATCTCAATACTGACTAATATTAACGTCAGCATTCTGAAGCTTGCTAGCATCCCATCATTCTATGTACTTGTCGTAACCAGACTGTGGATTGTCCCTATATGCTACAGGGTCAGTCATCTGGCGTAACTCATCTTGGATGTTTCTCTTGTCTGCCATTTAGTTATGAATTATAAGGTAAATCTATATATTCAGCACTCCGCCAATCGGAGTTTGTCTGTATGTAGTCTGAGCTTATGTGTGTCTGGTTCTGGTCTTCCATAATAAACTCTAACCAGTCTCATGCCGCTAAGTCACATTCTACGTAACCAAACGATGTTACTCTCTTAAAGAAGCCAGCCTCATCCCATTCCCAGTCAAATACTGCTCTAGGTATGTCTGTATAAGTTACAATTTCTTGATTATTCTCTACCGTCACATGTTTCTGATGCTGCATTATATATGCAGTAATTCTAGTTATGCTTGTGCTGTCTAGGTCTATAAACTGTTCCTTATGTTGTAATTTATACCTACCAGACTTTTTAATGTCGCAACTCAACTTATTATTACTATGTTCTGAACGTGCCGTAAGGTATGTTCATTTTGTCTCATCTCAAATTTTAGTAACGTCATTCTCATAACCAGGTTCAAATGACATCTTTGAGATGTTTGGTTCTCGTATTTCTATGGTTCAAGTTGGGTCTCAGTTTAACTTTGTTCAGATTATTAGACTTCTTCCAGCACTGTCTGCATAATATTTATTAGAATATATTAATGTGTCTCTCAACTGTATGAACTGGTCGTAAGTTGAGTGAGCCTCATTACTAGAAATAGGGTACTCCATTGGAGTTGCTCTATATTCATGCTGTCAGTCTTCTTGTAATCGTTCCATTATTAATTTATGTCATAAACGTTATTAACTTTGTCTTTGCAGTGGTATTTAATGTCAATCTGCCTTACTATAGGTGTAACTAGGTCCTCTGCTCATCTAGTAATTACTATAGCGTATGTAATAGTCTGCCAATCAAACTTAAAGCTTGAACCATTAGTTCATCCTAAATCATTTAATAGATTAGATTTCTCCGTCCTAGTTCATGCACTAGTCTTTTTTATACTCATTACTTTGTACCAATGATTAGCCTGTGTGAATGTATGTGTATTTTTTCGTAGATTGTTAGGACTTACGTATATGTCTATTGTTCAGTATGGTTCAGCACTTGAAGAGTAGTCTGTTGGGTCAACGTTAGGATTAAGCTCAAAGTTTAATCTTACTTCATCCAACATTTTAGTTACAGTTCCTCATTCTCTTCCTTCATATTCCCTAGAAATCAGAACTCATTGGTCTTGGTAACCATCTACTCATGTGTCGTATAATCTCATTGCCCAGCATCAATCTTCATCTGAGACATAAAGGAAACCTTTATTCTCACATACTCAGTATACCTGCTTATTATTATTTAACCTTCGTTTCATATAACCCTTGTCAAATCATTGTGGATTATACCTGAACTTAAATACTCAATAAGCATCTGCCACATAGAAGTTACCATCATTATATGGTCAGTCTATTCATATAGGTCATACAAAATAAGGTGCCTTAAAGTTAGTGTCGTACTTAGTAAGTCCAGCTCTCTGATGGAATAATGGTACTGGCGTATTACCAACCATCTTGTTGAAGTCTACTAATCAGTCAGTTCAATCTATACTAGAAACATAGTAATCCGTTCCATTAATAGAATAAACATGGAGAACTCTTACACCTGTCAAATCAACTTCATTATATACGAATGTACTTCTTAAGTTGTTGTTTCCTTGGTAGTAGTAAACCTTAGTATTCCATCATTCATCTACTGCTCGCACCTTTAAGTATTCAAAAGTACAAGTCAGAGCAACAATCGTTGTTCCTGGCTCAAAATGAAGTGTTTTCTTCCATCACGTTCAACCTTCTCTTCAGTCTATTTGTACTCAAGTGTCTAATTCTGGGTAGTATACCCATATGTCTGTTCCACACGCAACCACCAATCTTGTATTGTTATAGTTTAATATAGCTGTAATTCCTCATTGCATAGGATTAGGGTCTCTGTCGTTTATGTCGCTAATACTTTCATCTGTATAGTCGTTATGGTCGTATGGAAGGAATATTTTTTGGTCACTAGTACCATGATGTCCAGTACCAGCATCAATAGGTACATTCATTAAGTAACCCTTATTAGTAGTTGAACTAGTGTTCATATTTGCTCAGAACCAAAATCTGTCCTGAAATACTACTCAAGGTACTATGTCATATTTACTAGAAAGAGCAGAACCAGCTGAATTGTCAAATTCAGTCCATCTAGGACTTTCATTGTAACCATTATATTGGAACCTCTTAGCATATAGCTCATCTCATGCTTGAGCATTAATAGGTAATGCCATAACTCAATGTTCACCAAGACTAACTAATTGACATTTATTGTAGCTGCTTGTATATGCTGCTCTATTTGAGAGTTTAATTCCGTGCATCTCATCATCTGTATTAATGTTAGCACTGTATTGAAAACTATGGTCTAGTCAGTAGTACACATCCTGTGTTGTTCCATCAGTCCAACTTACTTGTGAAATTATATTTCCACTCCTTACTTGTTTCTTTGCTTCTCCTACTGCCATTGATTAATTAGTAATGACTAAAATATGAAGTGTTCGCAAATCATTCTTCTACTGGTCTCTTGTCTTTATTCATTCCATATATGTTGTCGTGTAGTGTCTGTTCGAATTGTTGGTAGTACCATTGTGCCATCTCTGGATTTTCAGCTTGGTAAAGTCTGAATGTTATATAGTCTTCAATAGCATCAAAGAAGTACCAAGGTAAATTAAGTTTAGCTAGGTCTAGTGAGTTACTTAGATTAGTTGGGAAAGCCTGAGAAAAACTCACTGACTGTTGCATAAAGTTGTAAGTCAGAGTTAATCATTTGTCTACATCTTCTGTTGGTGTAGGAAAGATTTTAACACTGGCTGAATATTTACCTGTTGTCTTGTCTATTGTAGGTACGAATATAAACCTAGGATTAATCTCTGAAATCCTGTCTCGTATATATGGCTTTCATCTCTGTACTCATCATCTCTCAACTAGTTTGTCATCATCTCGTTTGTTTATTGCTGGTGCTATATTATAATCTCAAAAGTCTATAGGTTTACATACTCTATAGATTGGAGTTCAATTCTTATTAGCATGGTAGGCTACTCTTAGTTGAACAATAGAGTAAAAGTCCTCTACATGTTCTTCTCAATCGAAAACTGGAAGGGGGTACTCATCTTTGTCTTTCTCTATGTCTAAATAAGTAACACTAGTTGAGTGTTTACCAGAAACATATTCCAAAATCATCTTCTGGAATATTAAGAAACCCTTATTAAACCAAGCTAACCACACTTTATTATTGACCTGTGTTTCTCATCTGAGTTCCTCTAGACATCGATTGTTATACATCTCTGCTATTGTTGCCATATGCTGCTATTTAAGGAAATAAATAAGTCTGTTTATTCCTAGGAGTAAGTTTCCCTACCCCTAGTATATAAGCAAACTAAGAAGCTGCTTGTATTTTTTCTTGCCATGCATAGTCTGTTCCAGCTCTAGTAAGCAATTTAACGATGAATAAGTCGTTAAGAACAGCACATCCATACATACATTTCCATCCAACTGTACATCTCTGATTTAATGGGTCTTCAGTTCCTGCGGCACCAAATGGTTTGTAGAAAGTTTGAAGATTTTGAAGTGTTCCAACTCCATAAGCACCATCTCTGAATGCATATGTAGGGAATACCATAAATTCGTCTCCATCATCAGAAGCTGGATTGTCTGGGTCAACTTCGAATGGTTTAACATTAGCAGAAATGTAAATGTCGTAATTAACTCCAGCAGTTACAAATCCGTCTTTAATTCCTTTGAAGTCTTCGTAGATTAATTTATTCAACCATGTATTAGTAGAAGATGATTTAGCATAGTCTAAGAATACATTAGGGTGCATAATAATCTTAAATCTTTCAGCACCTTGTCCTTGAGAAGCTAAGTAAGTACAAGCTTTAAGGATTAAGTCTAAGTCCATTACATCTGATGCTCATAATGTAGCAGGAGAAGTAGCTGAACCAGCATACATTACAGAAATGTCACTGTTTCCAAGTACATCTTGAATGTATTCATCTATAATTCTTCCAGCGTTGTTAGCTAGTTCTCTTCCTTGTGCAGCAACGATTGGTAACAATGTTTCAGCATCCAATACGTCTGAAATGATTGAGTAGTCTCCTAATTGAATAGGTGCAGCAGTTACAGTCTTAACAACATTTTTGTGTCCGTCTGGTGTAACTCCCTCAATCAATTTAGCTTCATCGATTGAAGTCTTCATAACTCCTAATCTAGGCCAAGTGATTGACTTGTAACCTTGTTGAGAAGCTTTAACTCCAAATCTCATGAAAACTGTAGAAGGTTCTCCATTCTCTAAGAATGATTTTTTAAGTAAGTAAGTTAGGAAACTATTTACGTTATATGCGTCGTCGATGTTTCCACTAATCATAGCGTTTTGAGCTACTTGTGTTGTACTATTAGAAATGGCTACCTGAAATCTGTCATCTCCATTAGTAGTGTTGTAAACTTTAGTCATCTAAATAAAATGTTAAGCTAAATAAATGTTTAGCCTCTCCAACTTATTTATTGAACCAAGGTTGTGTTTTAGCCCATTGAATTGCTTGTTCACTAGTCATTTCATTGAGCTTAGGTCATCCAACCTCAGTTGTTGGATTGGCTCATGCGATGACGCTTTTAGCTCAAATTTCTGGTTGCTCTTGCTGTGGTGCTTGAACAGGTTGTGGTTTCCCATTCTGTCCTTCATACAATGAAACTAAATCGTTAATGTCTAGTGAAGAGTATTTGTCAGCGAACTCATCGAAATTTCATTCGTAACCTCTACCTTTCATAGTATTACTGAAGTAAAGTTTCTTGTCTGCAGCTCTAGCAGCAATTTCAGCATCTAATTTAGCTTGGAGGTCAGCCATCTCTTGATTATGTTTCTCTCTCAAAGCAGCATAACCTGATTTTTTCTGTTCCTCAACGCCATCTAATTGGTCCATGTCTGTCATGGTTAATATAATACAATGTAAAGTCGTGCCATTGTACGAACACGAATTGATTTATAGACTTCAACTTGTCTGCAATTGATTAGTTTAATGACTTGCAACTTCGGTCATTGAATATTTGAGAGTATTATTCAACTCATTCAACTTTCTCTCCACGCATGATTGCTTCAGCATTTCTAACTGCTTCCTGTGCCTTTCTAACATCTTCTGGGTCTGCAGTTACTACATTTACTAGTCTCTCCATCTCTCACATACCTTGTAGGAATGCTCATAGGATTTCATAATAAGTGTAACCGTCAACCTTAGGATTGAAACAATTGTCTTTAGCTAGTACAATTATGTCTTTCTCCTGTTTCTCTACTCTCTTCTTCATAAGTTTAAGTAGAATTTCCCATCATGCACTTTGAGACAGTTCTTTAACCTGCTCAACTTCTTCATCTGTGAGGTCGTCGAAGTTCTTTATAACTACTTCTTCCTCTTGTTGTTTTGCTTCAGCTTCCTGAAGCTCTTGTTCTAATGCCATAGTTACTTTTTACTAAATAAAATGGATTTATTATTCTGAGCTATTCGTGAGATTGGCTTCCCTCGATTAGTTTCCAGACAGTGTTTGACTTCATCCATGAACAACGTTCTGTCTATTGCGTCCATTCACTCCGTCATTATTGCAATGTCCTCTTTCGACAACATTCCAATAGGTTTGTGGTACCTTCTGAGGTAATTGCGTATAGCTTTTCTATATGCTTCCTTCTTATACCTCTTGGCCTTGTACCTGTCGATGTCTTCTAGTTTGATTTGTTCCCTATACGGTTCCTCTTTGATTAGGTCGTTTAGGTCTCTCATAACTTGCCACATTTTAGTTCCTCTCAGTTAAAAACTTTTTTAACTTTTCTATTATTTCCATATTTACATTGTGCTTCTCTAACCACTCCTTGTCCTTCTTGTAGACTTCAGTAGTAAATCAGTGGCTCTGTAAATACCTCCTAATGTCTTCTGGAACCATGAACATTGGAAATGCTCACATCTGTGCCTCAAACCTAATCCTTCATCTAGGCTTTGTGATGATTGAACCTCATACTTCTCCTAGAATTTCATCAGCATCCTTTCTTTCTTCAACTTTCTCAACAATTTCTTCTTCGACTGGTGCTTTTGTCTCTACCTCAACCTTAACTTTCTCCATTTCATTTTCTACTACGGTCTCAACTGGTTTTTCTACTACTTCTACAGGTTTTTTCTTCCTGCTAATAGTAATTTTTCTCTTAGCTGCCATTACATAATATTAATATATAAAACTAACCAATACCATTACTAACATCTATATTCTGCATTCAACCTACGTTTAGACTTTCTCATTGTCTGTTTCATCTACTTCACTCAGACATTCAGCTTCAACTGTCTAAATTGTTGATTGTGTCATAATTTATATTAGTAAGTGGGTTACCTTTTTCTCCAGCCATCTGGAAATCTGTTACCTTTGGCTGTGCTGCTAAATTCTGTTCCTCTGTTCATAATCATTGGCTAGCCATATATTGTAATGCTTGTATGGCTCTAAATTTTGCATCTGTGTCTTCTGCTCTATTATAATACCGTAATCTCATTTGTATATTACAGTTGACTGGGATGAAAATAGAAACATTCTGATTAAGTAACAGTACGTCTTGCTTACATTGGTAATCCTCTGGTGACATCTCTGTTACGCTGTCAATCTCGCTCTCATCCAATCAATTATAATATGCGATTGCTCTTCTAATGTTATTTAGTAAGAATGGTGGTGTCTTAGGGTCGTTTACTAGCATCTGGTATTGTTCCATGTATGCTGCTTTCTTCTCTTGGTAGATGATGTCCTTAAGTATAGGGTCAACTACTAGGATTGAGAAGTCTCCCTTGATGTCCTTCTTACTAACTTTCTTGTATGTTCAGCTTAAACCATTATTAACTCTTCTAATTACTTTCTTAGAACTATTCCTCCAATGGTACAACATGAACGCTCTATATAACTCTGCGAACTCTTTAGTACCATATGCTAGGATTTGGTTCTGTAATGAAGTAATCATATTAGCATTAATCTTCTGGATTTTACTTGCTGTAGCTGTGTTAGGGTCACTATTACTAGACAATCCTAATCATTGTGCTGTAGCGTTTGTAAAACTCTCAGCTAATGCTTTGTTCTTAATCATACCAAGACTATTATATAAGTCTGAACTTATTTGCGTCTGTGGTAATTCATACACCATAGAACTAATAGGCTTTGTAAGGTCTCTCATTTTAACAGGGAACCATCTGTTCTTAATACTCTGATTTTTAAGAGTATTAATATTATTCATGAATACCTGTTCATCTATGAAGATGTTTCCTCACATAGCTTCTCTAGTAACCTTAATCTTATATAGGTTCAAAAGAAGTTGCTCAGTTCTATGTCCATCCTCTATAATATTAACTAATGATGTTCACCGCCAATCCTGTGCATCGTATGCAAATCCATAAACAGCAATAGGTATTACATTGTCTGTCTCAGGTACGTCATAGATGTCTAGAATGCGGTCAGAAAGCATTAATACTAAGTATAACTTATTCTCTCAGCTTTCTTCATCATATATATAAGTATAGTGGTAGTGGATTGTATAGTGTCCTGTAGTGGCGTTATAACAAGTACATATATTTCTTAAGAATGCGTCTTGTGTCTCTAGACCATTAACATATGTGTCATAATTTCACATAATCTGTTCCTTGAATTCTTTGTTAGCACTTACAGGTAATTTTTCTAATTCCTGTCTAGTAATAACTCTGTCAAATCCAAAGAAGGGGTAGTCTTTAACCAACAATGAACCATCATTGTAAGGGTAAACGAACCTAGGGTCAATCCTTTGAACTATAGGTACGTTTTTCTTGTTGTCATACCCACTAAAAAGAAAAACGGCTTTTCAGTATTTGGCGATGTCTTCCAATCCCATATACCTGTCGAAGTCCCAATGCTCATTTACGTAATCCGTATTGAACATGTCTGTGAAGTTTCTAGCTTCCATTTGGTATAGAACATTCTCGTCTTCCCAACTTACTGCAGGCTCATTGATTACACATGTGGCTTGCATTGTCCTAGAAACAGACCAGAAAATCTGACTTCTTAATAACTCATCGTTTCTCTTTGTAGAGTATATGTCTTTCTGGCTCATAAAAAGAGAGTTTTTAGAACGGTTCGCTTCAAAACCATGTCTGTACTCTCCTAGTATTTTCTGGTATAATTCGTCTGTTAGTTTAACCATCTACCTTACTATTGAAGTTAAATAACTAGTTATGTCATCATCATAGAACCTTAAATATGGGTACATCCTCATAATCATTGTGTCTAATAAGTCTGGACTTCTTCATATTCTCTCCTTAATCTTCTCCTTAGGCTCTATTCTTGTCTTTCAATCAATACTTTTCTCATCTATGTACACATTCATCATCTCCTGATTTAATATTTCCCAATCTTTCTCAGCATCTATATGCTCTCGTTTAATAGCAATCTCTCATTTTTGCACCTTCTCCTGTAATAAGAACGCACATTGAGACTTAAGATTGGCATAATTCTGCTTTACACCCGTCTCAACTGGTCTTGCATTGTTTACAAATCCTGTACATCCTGGTATTCCATCTACCACTCATCATCCTACTCAATCGGCATCTATTATTATATTCCTTACATCGATGTCGTACTGATTTTGTATAAGTTTGATGGAAGTTTTCACATCTTCTACGCTACTCTTAGCATAAGTTCGTACTCTTACTCGTGTGTTACCTCTTCGCAAGCTTATTCTAGTAGTGTCCTTTCCAAATCTGGCAACATCACATATTAAGAAGTAGTTGTCTCAGCGACTTTCGTTGTCCTTTAACTTGTTTAAGTCTCATTGTCTGAACAACATCCATCAACTGTCATCGAAATCCCACTTTCCATAGAGTAATCTGTTCTTTGTAGCAGGACTTGCTCTCATCAGGTTCTCTACATACCCCCTGTCTATGAACGGATTGTCAAATACTAAGGCTGGTATATAGATTGCTCTGTCTCCATCCTTATGTTTACCCAAATAATACCTCTCGTAAACATGTCATGGATTAGGGTTAAATGTCTCTAACACCTTTCCCAATATTCAGTATTCTGTATTCTTATACCTTCACACCCTCGTTTGTAATATTTCTATTCACTCTAGAGGACATTCGGCACTCTCTTCTACAAATGCACCAGTAAGCTCAAGGCTTCAGAACCTGTTATATAAAGGGTCTTGTGGTAAATAACATCCCTCCCTTAGTAAGATTACACTTCCGTTAGGAAACGTTATAACATTGGAAACGTTATTAAGCCTTCATCTCATCTCATCTGGTACGTTGCAGATGTTGTAGAACTTCTCTAAAGAAATTACTGTAGTCTGCTTAATATTCTTGATTGTGTCACGTACTAGAGCATACCTTACTCCAGGGTATTCATTACACATCCTTCGTAATCGTATTGCTCAGAGAAAAGATTTTCAACTTCACGCACCTCATCAGTAACCTATGGCTGTATGGTAGTCATCTAGCATATACCCAAAGGCTTCCTGCTGTTTCTCCGAAAGTTCAATCTTTACGTTTTGCATTATATGCTGTCAGTGGACAAAATTAAAATAATTATTGTTGTTTCCTTGCTTTCTCTTTAAGCTCTTTTAATAGGTTCTCGTAATCCTTCTTCTCCTTCAATCTAGCACGGTAGTTTCTCTTCTTAATAGCTTCCTTAGTCTGACTTAAACCCTCTTCATCTTCAGGCGGTATTTTCCCCCCAATTCGTTGTTGGAACTCTACGAGCTTAAATTCTCTAGTATTTGGTTCTCATTCTCCCATGGAGTTAGCTTCTCTGGTTCTCATGAACTCGCAAATCATTCATAAGCAGAGTTTTGCTTTGTAGACATCTGAATGTCATTCTTTATTTGGTCTGCTCATTCAATAGTAGGAACTAATGTAAATTCTACCCTTGTCTTCTCTCCTCCAGCATCTTCAACATGCTCAGGCTTATACCTCTTGTCTCTTAACTCTAAATACCTTAACGCAGTCTTCGCATCTCATTGTAAAATCCTTCTCTGGACAGCAGCTCTGGCACTCATCTTCGGAAACTCTTTAGCTATGTCCATCCTTCTAGCGAAGTCAGGATTTTTGTCTCTATGTTTATAATATGAAGCAACACTTATTCAGGCAGCCATACACGCATCCTCTATTGTTGCATCTAGTCTGAGACATTGCTCTATAATATTATATTGCTCTTCTCAAATCTTTGGCTGACTTTTTCGCATCTGGTTCTCCTTCGCTGGTGTTGGCAGCATCTCCGTAACTGATTGAACCCTAGCTAACTGTGAACCTTTAATCTCTTCCCCAACTTCTAAGGTGTCTGTCATTCTATTTGAATAATAATCTAAATTTTAATCTAAGCCTTAATCGTTGTGTCCTAATCCATACTCTAGCCTTTTCGTGTCGTTCTAGTTTAGAATAGTCTAGTGGTGTATGAACAGCTCTATACAAGTCCCATCAATACTGTTTAAGACGTGAATAAAAAGCGTTGTACTCAACATAAGGTAGTCAGAGTTTAATCATTAACTCCTTGTGTACCTTCCAGCATTCTTTGATGCTTCACTTTTGGTCTAGGTAGTGCATTTTTTGTGGATTAAAAAATAAAACTAAGTTATGTTCTTCAACTTAGTCCACGTAGCGTTCCGATTTCTTTTTGTCTTTGGCTTAAAAGTCTTAGTAGCTCGTAATTTCTCATTCTCCTCTATTAATTGAGGAATTTTCATAGCTAAATCATACTTCCTAGCTCTACCCTGAAAGAAATCAGCAACCTTTTTCTTTAATCTGTCAACAGTTCACGCTCAATATTTCTTCTCAATATTCTCATCATATTTCTGATTAACCTTTTCTTTAGCAACAGTGTCTCCTCTAGGTCCAGTTGTCCAATTACAGGTATGACATTGTGCATTAATATTAGCCTTCTCTAAACACATAGTAGTATATTTCCTACTATACCTATGTCATCCAGCTAACTCACTCCATTCACACAACTTCCCACAACTAATACATCTTCATCTTCACTCCTCATCTGTGTCTCTTAACTTAGCATTCTCTTGTGCTATTTGCATAGCAAACTCTAGAGGCTTAATCTTTGGCGTACTCTTATACTCTCTCTTAGGCTTACCAGCCAATTCCCTAATCTCATTCATCATCTTCTTGTGGTACTCGGCTTCCTTCTTATTAATATATGCTTTCTTCTTCCTTTCATTCTTCTCAATCTCATACTCCCAGTTCTTCTCAAAATTCCTCTTCTTGTTCTGTAATAAAACATCAAATTTAAAATCAGCTTTCCTCTTCATCTCTTCTACTTTAGCTTCTCGTTTTTTAGTAATACTTCGTTTAGTCTTCATTAAAAAAAGTCCTCTAGTAAAAACTTACAGAGAACTCTGACTTTTTCTTTGCTGTCTATTGGGTTAATAAGGAAAATTTTTAAAATTGCAAGCCCAAATTATAAGTTAATTTATAATCTAACTATTGATTGTCTTCTCCAGGTAAATCTTCCTCTAATTTAAGCACATCTTTCTTAAATATAGGCCATGGTGTTTTGTCCTTCTTAACATTTACCGCCCACATATAACACCTTCTAATAGCCTCCTGGTACATAGCCACCTTAACCTCCAATCTTTCATTCTCCGCAATCTGAAAATCTAAATCAGATTGATTGACTTCTTCTCAACCATCCATCCATTTCTCTAACTCCTGTTCTAGATGATTACGCTCTCTAATAAGAACAATCCTCTCTTCTTTTAGCTTCTCAATCTCTCATTTAAGCTCTAAAATTTTAGCCGCATCAGAAAAATTCTGAGAATTTAACTCCTCTCAATTCTCTTCCTTAACTAAATAATACATCCCTCACTCCTCGTAAACCTCTCAACGCCCAATCATCCTATTGATTAAATTCCTGTCGTCTGGATTTTTTCCCAACCTAATCAACAACGCCTTCTTACTTTCGTATGCCATTTAACTACTTTAATATTTAAAACGTGACATTATGTCACGCTAATGTTACGCAAAAAATATTAGATTGCAAGCACAAATGTCACGCTGATGTCACGCAATAATGTCACGGTAAAAAATATTTGGTGTCACGCTGATGTCACGGTGTCACGTTTTGTCACGTTTTTTGAAAAATAATGTCACGCTATGTCACGGTAGTTGGAAAAAAATAGCGAGTTATAATCCATATGTATATACCGCCTGCGTGCATGTGGGGGCGGGGGTTTGGTTTGGCAAAGATGAGAGGTATTAACTACTCTCACTCCATCCGCATCCTAGAAATAGAAAACCGAAATCCAGAATAGAAATTGGAAGATTGGAATAGAAAAACGCATA